GTTGCGATGTCCGCTGGCGCGGAGTCCGAGCCAATAATGAGCTGATGGACTGACGGGCGGGCCGTCGCGATCGATGCCACGAGGGCGATGGTGAGATTCGTCCCCGCCGCAGCTCTTCCGACTACATACATTGCTGGCATTTCAGTGCTCCTTTAAGTTGGCATTTCTTCCGGCGGCGTCATTCCCGAAGCCACCACTTGCGGCGGTAATACTAACGGATCGTTCCCACTCTTGACCATCGCAGCCATTGTAGCGGGATCGAAGGTGATGAGGGGCGGCGGGCTGTAGGGCCACCACATGCTCGGCTGGAATCGGGCCGAGCTGATCCCGCCCAAGCCCGGGCTCGCGCCGGGGTGGAAACCGGCGAAACTGATTCCGAGCCCGCCGAGCGCGTCATTCACGACCACGGACAGGATCGCGCCCTTGGTCATGTTGTTCCCGAAGGTCGCGCTCGTGGTCTGCGCGCCGCTTACGAAGCGCTTGTCTTGGAGGACGAGACCTTGGCCGCTTGGGTTGTATTCGACCGTGTAGCCCGTATCGCCTGTGGCGGAACCGACGGCGTCGCAAGCAGCCATTGAGAGCATCAGCCCGTTCTTCGGCGTGAACGATCCCGTGGTAAGGACCGTCCCGCTTGTCGCCGTTCCAGAGGCAAAGGCTGCATCGAACAGGGCGGCGAGGTTCTGACCTTGGACCTCCCAGAAGTAAGCTTCAATACTGTCACTCGACCCGCTCCAGTTCACGGTGATCGTTGTCAGCCCGCCCGCGATGCTGTTCGAGCCGATGATCTGAATCTGTCCGTCAGTCGGGCGGGCGATCTTGCCCGCGCCCGAATCCGCGAAAGTCGCCTCGGTGACCGAGCTAAATGTCGTCGCGCCCTTCCAGAATAGGCCGCCCACGAGAGCGTTCCCCGCGGTCGTCGCGGGAATCGTCGTCGCGAGCGAGGTCGCCGTCCCGTCGTTCTGGTTCGCGGTGAAGTTCTTAACCGTCGCGGCCATCAGGAGGATTCCGAGAAGGAGTAGTTTCCACATGGCTTAGACTGCGCTGTTGCCCCACGACACCACGCGATACTCGTCGAGCCGGAAGCCATTGCCTGCGCCGCTGAAGCTCTGGGCGGTTTGGAAGTCGAGGGTGTTCGCGATGGTCGAATCGAACCCAGTCCCGACGGCGGGTGCAGTGTTGGGCATGATGATCGTGTTGCTCAAGGTCGCGGAGTCCGCTCCCGCGGTGCCACCTTGCTGAATCATCTGGCCCGTCAGCACAGCGATGCCCATAAGGGCAGCAAGAGTCCCGTTTCCGACTGTGCGACACGAAAGCTCGATCTTCCCCTTGAGCGGGATATTCGTATGTGCTGTCGTGGTCAGCGTGATTGCGCCAGTCGTGAAAGCTGTGACGGTCCCTACCTTGATATTGATTGTAAAGGTGTCCGGCCCTGTGACGCGATTCGAGATCGCAGCAAGGAAATCAATTACGAGGAGCGAGCCACGCTGGAAGAAGTTCGGAGGGAGCGTACACAGGCCGCTCGCCGCCTCCGTTGCTGTCGCAGTCGTGAGCATGGACTGCGAGGTCGTATAGGTATTGTATTGCGTACCCGCGAGAGGGATCGTCGCAATCAGTTGTCCCCAGCTTTGCGATGCCATCAGTTTCTCCTACACGGGATAATAAATAATAGTCGGGGCCACGGCATAGGTGATCCTAAGCCAGTCTCCAGGATTCAGGATGAACGAACCCGCCAGCAAGCCGACGAGATCGAAGGTGACATTGTCGCGCGAGAATTCGATTGCGCTCACTGTGCCGAGCGAGACGAAAAATACGAGTCTCGTCGCTGACGTGTTTTGCACGGAGGCGGGCGAGCCGCTCAAGGCGAGTATGCTGCGCGGGCCCATCCCCATCCCGTTGACGGTGACGGTCTCTACTGGAACTGGTTGAATAGTAGGCATGATATTTCCTTGCGAGTTTTATAGTTATCGTTATGTTCATGAAACCTCCGCTGTTTTTTCTATTACCGTGCCACGCTGATCTCGCCGACGTACTTCTTGCCGGTCGGGCTGGTGATCGTGACTATTTTCTTTTGCGTCGGAAGCTGCACCACGACCTCGGTTTTCTTCGGCGCCTCAAGTTGCTTGGGCTGATTTTTGTCTATGGACATGGCGAGTTTCGCCTGAGTGTCCAGCTTCTTCACGTCTGACTGGGCTGCGATGTTCTCGCGTTCCGTGGCCGCCTTGGTGCGGATTTCAAGTTCCCGTACCGCACTATTCGCGACGATTTCCTTTTCGCGGAGACCGATTTCCTTGTCGCGCAGAATAAGTTCCATTTGCTTGAGCTGCCGGTCCGCCTGTGAATTCTGCGCATCCAGTTGCATCCGTTCGCGCTGCACCTGGTTCGCGTCCGCTTGGACTTGCAGTTGGCCCTGCGCGGTCTGTTGTTCCGGAGTGGGCCCTTTTTGCTGCGATTGCTGCTGCATCTGATCCAAGCCCTGCAAAATCTCCTCGCGCTGCTGAAAGGACGAATTCGATACGATGCCCTTGAGGATGAGTGGCGCGGCCGGCGTATCGGCTACGTAGCCAAGGAGCGTCACCATGTTTTGGATCTCAAGCTCGCGTGCCATGATGCCCATTGAGGAGGATGCCTGGAACTTGAAATCCTTGACAGGATAACGTTCCGGGTCGAACTGCATGAAGCGCCATAAGGATTTCTGTATGAACGGCGCGAGGAACATCTCCTGAAAGTTCTGGAGCGTGCGCTTCTGGCGCTTGATCGAGGCCGCCTGCATGATCGACATGCCACCCAGGGTTTGGTTGCGCGGGTTCACTCCGAGAGGCGCGGCGGTGTCCATCGTTCCCGTGCCCATCGTCACCATGCGCTCCAGCTCAGCCGACTCCTTGTACGAGACCGGATTCAGGTTGCCGAAGGTCAATGGGCGCAGGATCGTATTGGGGTCGCCGTTGGTCATGATGGTGAGACCCGGCTGCACTTTGGGTTTCATGCCGCGCGGCAGGCGTGAAGCGTCCACGCCCATCATCGGATGCGTGGTGAGAGCGAGATTGTCGGCGCGGGCGCGCAGTTCCGAGTCGAGCGCTTTTTGCGCGTTGTAGCCCTTCTCGCAGATGCCGCGGCCCCAGAAGCGCCCCGGAACGGTATCGTGCTGGTAGGCCACGACCGGACGATCCTGCATGAGATATGGATTCTTCTTCGCCTTCAGGATCGCGTTGTCGTTGGCGATGACGACGATGGCCTCGATCAACTCCTCTTCGTCGGCCTCTTCCGTTCCCGCCGTAGCGTCAGTCGCCTCCGGGAGTCCGAGGTAGCCCACCGGCACCTTGCCGTAGTAGCGGGTGAGCTTGACTTTTCCTTCCGCCGGGATGCGCTTATTCTCGCCGGGCAGGTTGAAAGTCTTGCCATCCTGCGTGTAGGCACCGTAATCCACGTCATCATAGGCGCCGCTCTTGATGCCCTCCTCGATCAGGTGCTCGGCGACGATCTCTGTGATCTCGCAGCCCAAGCCATCCTCGATGTCGGAAATCCCTGGATCGGAGGAAAAGTTGTACGGCGACACCGGGTTCATGCGCACGCACAGGTATTTCCTCTGGCTTGATCCGCGCAGGCGTAAGGCGGTGCCCTGAATCGGCTTCTCGTCCGGGTAAAGTTCCTGTTTTTCCTCGGTGATGATCTCGCCGATGCCGGTACCATAGAGAGCGCCGTTCAGCATGGATCGCAGACGCGCTTGCGTACCTTTTCCTTCTCGAGATCCTCCTTGAGCTGCACCCGGTACTTCTCCATGTCGCCCGGTGTCTGATCGGCGGAGTCGTCCACGAGATCGAACCACACGTCGCGCCCGAAGGTCGCCTCTTCCATCTCGGCGACAGCGCCCTCGACTGCCTGCTGGAGCGCGGGGGAGATCAAGCGCGAGCGTTCGGAGTCGCGCAACTTGTCCTTCGCGTCCCAGATGCCGCGCCACAGGCGATAGTATTCGTCCCACTTTTCGCGGTAGTTATCGTCGCGGTACTGGCGCCATTCCTTTATTTTCGGCAGGAGCCAGCCCAGAAGCTGCGAATTGTCCGCGCCGTCGCCCGCGCTCGTTCCGCCTGGCATATCCCTATACTGTTGCGCGATCGCCATTAGATTCCTTCGCCGCTTTGGTCCAGGTGTCGAACTCGAAATGCTTGTCGCAGCCTGCGCAGCGCCAGATTTCAAGATTCGGATTGGTAACGAGCTTGCCTGTGAATGTCGGCTCGGCGCGACAGTCGGGACACCATTTTTCGAAGCGCCAGTTCATAGGCATCCAATCGGCAAACAGGTTTTCATTCTAGTACCCGGCCACGAGGTCCATGGGCGAATATTCTTCCGTCTCGAATTCTTCCGCGAACATCGGCACGGCCACTTGATCGATGTAAGCGAGCGCGTCCACGAGGTCGTCGTGCGCCTGCGGGTTCGGAAAATCGAGGAATTGCTCGATGAATAGTGTATTCCAGTCACCCTTGGCGAGAGAAACGCGCCCTTTTTCGAAACGGCCCTGCAAGGCCCACTGAATGCGCTCGGCCTTGTTCATTTTCCCGTGCGTAACGGCCTCGATGCGCGGGAAAATGCCGTAAGTGCGCATTTGCTCCTCCAGATACGGCATCACGGCGTTTTTGAGCGCCCCATTCTCGATTCCGAGGCATTTGGGGTGACGCCGACGCGCTTCCATGAGGATGCGTGTCGCGGTTTCGCGTACATCCCAACGTCCATGCTCGATTCCACCCACCCACCAGCCGCCCTCGTGGACTTTCACCGAGACGATGGCCGTCTCATCCAGTTTTGAGCCGCTTTTATTGCGCTCGACGAGAGACCGTTCGAAGCCTGCGAGGTCAACGGTCATGTACCAGTCGCCCTCGGCGGGTTCTTCTGCGTATTTGATCCATTCTTCCTTGAAAAGTCCGCCCTCGTAAGCTTCGAACGAGGCTTCCAGCTCGCGCCGTTCGATCGCGGATGACTCGTGATAGTCTTCTTTGATGGCATCCAGCTCGTCGGATGCGAGAAACGGGTTGTCGCGGCTCTTGAACTGCCACGCTTTCCATCCGGGAGCTGCCTGCGCCCGCTTGAAAAGCTCGTAGAAGTGATTTTTTCCCTTCGGAGTTCCAATGAAAAGCGCTCCACCGCGGGCATCCATCAACGCCGGGCGCACGATCTCCTTCCAGATGAACGGTTTCATGCTCGCGTACTCATCCAGAACGGCGTAGCCCATTGCATCCCCCCGTAGGGCGTCCGGGTTATCCGAACCGCAGACGAAAATCTTGCGCCCGTTCACCAGGCGCGCGGTGGCGGTGTTCTCGTGATGCCACTCGATCAGCCCTCCGTGCTCGGCGTAACCGGCGATGCGCCGCAGCGGGTCCCAGACCAGGCGCTTCGCCTGCTCGAAAGTGGGAGCGATGTAGTAGACGTTCGCCTCGGACTGGATTTGCAGCCCGTGGACGAGCATTCCGTAGATGGCAAGGCGTGTTTTCCCCCAGCGCCTGCCGGCGGAGACGACCTTGAAGCGCGCAGTATCCTTGAAGACTTCGAGTTGCTGCTCATGGAGGCTGACCTTGAAGTCCACATCTGACTACCGCGTCACCCGCCGCGCATCCGGCGCAGCGTGCGCGCTAGGCGCGCTTCCTGGCCCACTGTGCCGCTCATGTGCGAGGCTTTTTCCAGCACGGCATCAGGAATTTTCTTCCCTTGGGGTATGCCCAGATTCTGATGCAACGCACCGGGGCGTCCTATCGCACCTGCAATCCACTTTTTTTTCGCCATGGCTGCTCCTATTCGAAGAAAAACGCATTGATCGTCCCGCTCGTATAAGCGGTGCAGTTCGCACGCACGTACTTGTACGGGGTGTCGATCGGTATGGCGCCATCGGCGGTGACGCCTGCGCCGATGGTTGTGTAGGTCGTTCCGTCCATCGACACTTGCAGCACCACGGTGGCCGTCGTTATTCCCTGCACGAGGAGTGTGACCGCCGAGGTCTGTGGGTTGAACGCCTTGCCCGCACCGGTCGCCACCGCAGCCGTCAGGCTCGAAAAGGCGCTCGTCAGACGGTTCTGACCGCTCATATGTCCTCCGCCAGTTCAGCAGGCACGACATGCTCGATCACGCGGCCCGAGGAACCCGCCGCGCTCGTCAGCACCGGCCGCCCAGCCATCTCGATATGCACGCGAATCCCCGAGGCGCCCAGATCCAGCTTCGTCTTGGTGTCGCGGATCAAGGTCTCCACCACGAGCTTGCACGCGGCGAAGTTATCCTTGTGATCCTTGTCGTTGATGATTTCCCCGATACGCACCACGGCATCGGGCATGAATTCCGCCACGCGCCGCAGCGTCGGCAGCGACCACTGCGAGACCTGCGAGCGCGCCTGCTTGTTGTTCGACGGCGGCTTCTCAGGGCCAAGCGCCGGCGAGACGTACCCTATGGGATCGGCCTTCTGCGGAAGCGCAGCACCCACGCGCTACTTCCCGCTCACCGTCAACTGATTCTTGCTCGTCGTGTACCCCGATGTCGCCGGCGTCAACTCATTCTCCGGATTCACCTGGTACAGCACCGTACTGCCGGTCGGACTCGCGCCCTTTTGCGCGGTGCCCTGCTGATCGCTGCGCTGCGTCACCGTCTGCAATTCGCTGTACGCCGCCTTCGTTTCCTTGAGATTTGACACGTTCATTCTCCTTCTCGTTTAACTGCGACCTGAATCACCTGGATCTCGGAGCGGTGCGTCGCGCCGCTCTCCTTTTCACACTGTACGCGATCGCCG